TGTCTGACACTGGCCGGTGTGACCTGATTCGCCTGAGTCGAGTTGCTACCCACGACAAATGTGCTCGAAGACTGGGTAACCCCACCTCCCGAGACCTGGTTGTTCTGCTGCGAATTTGCAGCCGTCAGGCGATGTGTCATGCTGACGGCTGCGGGTGTCACCTGGTTCGCCTGAGTCGAATCGCCACCGCTGACCAGGTGACACTGGTTGATCGATCCTGTCGAGGCGGTATTACCTTGCGTCGAGTGGCTACCCGCCACAAACGTGGTCGTCGCCTGACTTACCTCGCCCGCACTGAGGTTATTCGACTGTTGGGAGGACGCCACCCCGACAAGATGGGTTTGCCGGATAGCGGCCGACGTCGATTGGTTGATCTGGCTCGTTGAGGCGCCGGTAATCAGATGGGTCTGCGCAACCGACCCGGTACTGGATGTATTGGCCTGCTGGCCGTTTGCGACTACTACCGATTGCGCCGAGCCGCCGGCCGCCGCAGGGCCGAGTCCGAGCGATCCCAGGCCAAGCGATTCGAGGCCGAGGCTCATGACGCCGGCCAGCCGGCCGACCAGTCGTACTGCATGACGTCGGCGACGCTGGTCAGCGCCCGCACGGCGTCGCGATGCCGGCCGTCGTTTCCGGCGACCACCGCCTCAAGCTGAGACAGGGCTGCCGCGTTGCTGACGACCCGCGCGGTGAGGGCTTTAACCGAGATGCCGCGCGCGGCGGCTTCGGCGGCCAGCAGCGGGGCATCGGCCAGATTACCGGATGCCAGGTAAGCCTCGGCTTCGGCGCGCTTGATCGACCAGGCAGCCATTTCGCCGGGGCTGACGCCGGCAAGCAGGCGGTCCCGGATGGCCTTGGCGTGGGCGGTAATCGCAGCACAGACGGCGGACTGACAGTCGGCCAGAGTATAGGCGTCGATGATGACCTGCGCGGCCTGAACGTCGCGGCAGACCCAGGCGCCATCCTCGACCCAGACCAACCCATCGAGGCGACCGAGCAGGCCAGGGCAGTTTTTGTCGCCGAGATCGATAATCATGCCGCTCTCCTGAAAAACACCGCCGGGCACAGGTACGAGGACGACGAGCCGCTGAACGATGTGAGGGTGGGAGCGGCAGACGGGAACGGGTCGAGAATCATCCCTTGATTGTTCGTTCCGGCCGCCCGCATGCAGGTCAAATACGAGGCGTTCATCGAGGCTCCGGCAAATCCGATGGCACCGTCAATGATCGTGACGGAACCGACAAACGAGATGGCCGACGAGCCGTTCATGGCGATCTTGTAGCGGCCGGGCGGGATCAGGCGCGCGCCGCCGGCCCAAACCCCGTGCGTGGCCGAGACGAAGGTGAAGTAGTTGGCCACATTGGCCGTCAGCGTCACATTCTCCCAGCCGATCAAGACAGCGCCTGGCATCCCGTTAGGCAATGTTTCGTAGATAACGATGTCGGCGTTGCCGGCCGTCGCGCCGATCTTCACCCCGATCGCGTCGACCGGGCTGGCGAAATTCAGCTCGCCATCATAGGCAAGCAGTCGGTTCGCCGCCTGCAGGGCCAGAGAGGCATACGAGTAACCAATGATATTGGTCTGAAGGTACATGTTGTCGTTCTGGGTGCCCGAATCGAACATCCGCTTCGGGCCGGCCACCAGACCCGTGGCCATCGGCGCGCAGCCGATCCGCACTGTGCCGGTCAGGGTCAGCGGCGTGATGCCGCCCGCTGAGGTCGCCTGGGCATATGCGCCACCGGGTTGCCCGGCCATCGGCACTTCGCGGACCAGGTGACCGCTGTCGTTGAGGTAGCCGATCCCCTGCTCCACCGGCGCGCCGGTGGCGTCATCGTAAATCTGGTACTGGAAGCGCTGGCCGGTCGAAAATTGAGAGGCGGGGTCCGGGTAGCCGGAAACGGCGGCCAGCGCCAGGTTGCTGGCACCGCCCGTGACGCTGGTGGCGCGTATCCAGTTGGCGAGATGCATGATCTTAGGCGGTCGGTTGATTGCTGGTATAGGTCGGGTTCGAGTTGAACTGAACCGGGTTTCCGTTGACGATCGCTTGGTCCGAGCTTTCTTCGGTGACGTACAGCACCTTGGAATTGACGGTATCGACGAAGGCGAGGTGCATGTTGGTCCCGTCTACAACACCCTGAAGGGCATTACCGCCGCTCTTTCCGGTCAAGGTGGCAGTCAGCACGCGGGCTGCGCCGTCAGCGCCTGCAATCGCGAAGTCGCCGGTAACCAGGTTGGCTTCGGCAACCTTGTTCGCACCATTGACGGTTGCGTAGGCAGTCGCGTAGGCCGAAATCAAAATGACCTTGTTGCAGTTGTCCTTGATGTACTTGATACCGTTATCCAGAACGTCAGTATGGGCATAACGAGGCATGGTTACTTCTCCTTAATGATCGATGAGGTCAGGTGACCTGAAAGTAAATGGTTCCGTCAGGTCGACCGTCACCATCGTCGGGGGCTGCGTCGGATACAACGAAGCTGCAGCCGACCCAGGCTGTACCGTCGAACCTCACATTGATATCGAGGTCGTCCACGGAGAACTCCCATCCGGCGTGCGGGCTGAAGTACTCCCACTTGGGTTCGACCACAGCATCACGGGCCGTCCAACGGGCGACTTTACCGACCGATGCTGCCCAGTCGCCGGTCGCACCGGCAGGGACAATGTAGGAATCGCCCTCTTGAGGACTGACAGGTGGCGAACTGGCCGACATACTCTTGACGCGGGCTTGCACCAGGCCGTCGAGTGCCCGATAGAGCCGCAGCGTCTCGTGGTAGACACGCTCGCCGAAAGCCCCGTTATCGAGCAGTCCAAGGTTAGGTCCGGTAGTCAGCATGGCGGCACTCCGCAATAAACGGTTGAGAGTCTAACCGAATGTTGATTGTTGCGGCAAGTGTCAATCAGGGGTATTGCCGAAAACAGCTTTTCGGCATCTGTAGTACACCCCTGCGACCTCGACCAGCTTCTCGGTTGTTGCGCCGAACGAGTCGTCACGGACAGTACCGAGATCGTCAGGGCAACTCGCTATTACCAGGGCTGACGGGCTTACCGGAGAGGGCTTGATTGACCCCCAACATCCCGCCAGGGGAATGACGGCAATCACGATACACAGGTACTTCCCGAGTCTCTCGCTCAACACGTTGCTTGATCGTGACATTCCTGATCTCCAGCTTGGCAATAGCGGCAGCGGCACCTTCCTGGCCCTTGTCGTAGGCAACACGGGCAATCCGCTCATCGCGAGCACTTGACGCCTCGCACGAGTCGACGCCTTGACCATACTGCCAGTAAGCGACCATACCGTGACTGATCACAAGGGTTATCGTGATCGCTGCGTACAGGTAACCCTTGCTAATCGGGAACAGGGTCATGTCAGCACCTTTCCGGCGTTGAAGTCGGCAAGCGTCAGACCCCCGGTGAATTGGAAATGTGCTGTCTCTTTGAGAGAACCAGTCCATCTTCCGGCCCACTCGATACCGAGCATTTCAGCAACCTTCCCCATGATCTCGTATGACGCAGTGTCACCCCACATCGGCTTACCGTGCAGCACTGGTACAGCGTCCCAGGCACAACGAAACTGATGGTAGGACTGATTTGCTCGGGCATTGGTTACGATATTACCCATTGGCCGTTTGGCAGTGACGTTCTCACCCTTGACCGTGCGACCGATAGCATAGAGGGTGTTTTGTTCACCACCTGAACGGTAAGTACAGTAGATCAGGACGTCGACGCCGGCCTTCTTGCACATACCTTGCCACTGCATCGCCTTTGCACGGGCTGCAGGATAGAGTTCGCTAAGTTCACGACTAGCCATGAGCGCCCCCGCGTCTATCCCGATGGGGCATATTCGGATGAGGTCCGGTGTGATTTCGGCGGTCGAGCAGTGCAAGCAATACACTGATACTCAGCGTGATTAGCATATCCTTGACGGTGGCCTGCATCCCGAGGTGAACCACGCCGACAAGCTGTGCGAACGCACCTGTTGCTGCCGTGGTGTAGACGAGCCGGATCAGGTGATTTGTCTTCGGACCCATACGGAAAATCGCCGAGCCGCTCACAACTAAGATGAAAACCGCAGTTACGACAACGACTGACGCCGAGAAAATCGACACGAGGTCGGAGGGATTACTACTTATCGCCTGATCCATCTTGCAACCCCTTGAGTGTTGAAAGTGGGTTCCGCTTCCACATCTCGGAGACCTTGATCAGGCCGGGGATGATGTTCATAGCAGTCAGGCCGATGATGAAAGCGACGGCGTTTTCCTTGGCTGCACCAGGATTGCTCGACAAGAAAAACTGCACGGCAATCGGAGTGAAATAGCTCGCCGACGCGACCCCTGTCAGCACTGCAATAACGCCCTGTAGTGCTGTCAGATTCTTGATGAACGACAGGCTTACTACCCCGCCCCAAAAGCCAGCGACGGCGAATGCTAGTGTGACGCCGAACCATGTTCCTTCCGGACTTGATAGAGCACTGTGGTCAGCCATTTACGGTAATCCTCAACCAAACTGAGCGAAGATTACCGTAAGTTGATTTTATCAGCAAGGCTATCCGCTGATAACCTCAAAGCTATGGGTCAATGATTGCCAACTTACCATACCGCTGCGTACCGCTTGAACCTCCACTCGCTTGATACCCGGCACGTTGCTGATCGCAGTGGAGACCAGGAACGGACTGGTGGCATTGGTATATGTCCCGAGCAATGTGTTCGACTGGTTGTAAATCCGTACTGTGTATGTCACACCGGCTTCCGGACCTATATTCCCTGTGCTTGTCGGGACGAGGTCGACCGTCTGCTGTGTACGATCTCGATGGGACCAAGAAAGCGTGATCCCTGCCGAAGTCAGCACATTTACAGGGTAACTGACATTGTTGATCTTCAGATTACCTGGCGGGTATGGTTTTTGGGCACGACCCGGCAAACTCAGAGTAACAGTCGACGCTGAACCAAGTGCCAGTGCACCTTTACCCGTATTGGTCAGCATCCGGTAATACACCGTCTCACCACTTGCTCGTTCTGTCGGATCACCGAATTGCGCATCAGTGACGAAGAACATCCGTGTTCCTGCTGCATGGGCAGCAGGAACAGTGTCGAGCACCCCACGGCTTGCCGTCACAACGCTCGTATCGGCATCAATCGTGATGACACCGAACGCCTCATCATCTATGTAAAAATAATCACCGACCTCAATATCATCCAGGTCCGCGCCGCCAACTATCTGGATGGTCACATTCGCAGCACCAATCGGGATGCTGAGTTGATTTGTCCCTGTTGGCACGAACTGCTCGTTCATGACTTCTTCATACGGCCCTCCAGCTACCGAGGACGCCATTAGATTGTAACCACTCGCATCGGTAACTGGTTTCGCAGCCAGCGTTGAGCCGAAAGCCCATAGTGGTTCAAGATATGCGAAATCCGAGGCCGACATACGCCTGACAACATCCCAATACGGACTTTCAATTGCACGGTACTGGGTGACCGGGACAGGGGTGCTACGGTGATCTTGCCAGGACGTGCCAGCCGACGAGACGTAAGCATTGGCAGGCATCTTGAACACGTCCTGTACTGCTTCAATATGAATTTCTCCGTTGAGTAGCGTACCTTTATTGATCTTGACCACTCTGAACGGTAGGCCGTTGATCTGCTCTTTCGGCCAGTTCAGTTTGAACACGTCTCCGGCCTGCCAATCCCAGGCAACACGATTCACGATCATGTCGATTTTCGCGAGCGGTGTGGACACCGAGATCAGGTCACGTTCAGCCACCCTTGCTGCAAGCTCAGGTGTACGGATACCCGGATAATCACGGGTGACCGAAATAACCCCGCCTTGGGCATCAATGGCAGCAAGGTTGTGAACGGTTACGGATGCTGTTTTTTGCTCACGGTCGAAATACTTTACAGTGACCTCATTCGCAATCTCCCCCCACCCGGTTCGCTGAAGCGATGACACCTTCAATATGTTGCTCGGGTTCAACTCAGGGATGGTCGAAAGGTTGTAATCGTCACGGATCAGCTTCAACTGCAGCTTCCCGGTGCGAATGTCATAGCGACGGACACCATCAACGTGGGATAGGATGAAGTCGATGAAATCGTCTACGCTCTCCTGCTCTAACCACAGTAAGGAAAGACCGAAACCTTCGTTGTACAAAGTATCAGCGACTGCTCTGAAATTCGCGTCGTCAAGGTCATCTACAGGTCTGCCGGCACCCCAGTTTGTATCCGTAGTCGCCTGATAGACAATATGGGCAGGGTTCATGTCGAGACTATTGATTGTCGCTTTCGCCGAGTACCACAGTGGGGTACTCCAACCGCTCAGAATGCGCGTAACACGAAACCAGGGTGATTTGAAATATGGGTTCATCGCAGACCACATAAAACTGCGAGAGGACTTCCCTCGGAACACTGCCGACACGACGCCCTTAAAAGCAGGCATAAGGGCACCTATTTTGCCGGTGAGGTACGTATTCGGTGTCTGAGTCGCTTCCCCCATCATAATGTCCACTACGCCTTTAACCCCACCTTCCCTACTCTGCCCTCCGAACAACGTCAGTGCGTCTACCTGCATAGCGGACGATGTTGTAATACTCCCTGCCCATGCTGACCGTTCACCGATGATGAGTTCTGATATTTTGTCGACAGGACCGTGACACAGGACAATATGCACCCCCATGTAGTAGTTGTATCCGACAGTCACTGCTTTCGGGCTACCCATTCTCGCTCTCCATCCTCTTTTTTGCTTGTTCGATGACCGCCGTCACCATACTGTCGTCTATTCCGTCGAATGCGCTTTCTGGTAGCCCTTGGCTCAGGAAGGTCGCATAGTCCAGGCCGTAGCGTTCGGCAAAGCGACGGCAACCCTTTCGACAGTAACCAATCGCCGCTGCGTCGTTGATCGTGACCAAGATCACTTGCCGGCCTTCTTCTTGATTGGGGTAGTACTGGCATCCCCAAACCACACGACATTCGACTGCTTGATAATGTTCGTCCCGAAGGGTACGGGAACAGGGCGACCTACTTCGGCTGTCGGAATGTCAAGTTGCCCTGCCTTCGGTGCTTCAGGTTTAGGTGCAGTTGCTGCCTGAATTGCATAACTCAATGCAGACATCACGACAGCGTAAAGTAAGTATTCCCATCCCATGATAAATACCTCAGTAGAGCGTTGCCCCGGTGAACGGATTGATAGTTGGAATATACGGGAATCCCCCGTAGTTGTCTTTGTTGTTGAATTTGGTACTGCAAGTTGAAATCGAATGGTCACAACCTGCATACACGCTGACATCCTGTCCGACCAAAAGACCGAGTGTTGGTGCACTGAACGTGATCAACCCTGTCGTCCCGTTGGAGGTCATGACCATGCGACTCTCAGGGCTTGGCATACCTGCTTTTGTCCAGGTGAGAAGCCCGCCTGCAAAATAGTTGTCAGGGAGTCCGATGGCGACAGGTAATGTGAGTGACAAATCACCTAGCGTGAGGATAGGCCCGTTGAGCCGGTAGGTATCCCGCGACACGCCGCATTTAGTACTATAAAGCGGGTATGGGCATGCTGTACCGTAGGTGCGACGGACGCCGACTCGCCTGAGCGACGAAACGATAGTCTCAGTAATCAACTCGACCCACGGGAACTTCCAATCGCAGTTGACGATACGCCCCTTCCAGGCCACCACGTAATCACCCGGCGAACTCATATGCTGAACGTACATGGTCAGCGACACTACTTCTGACGGAGGTTGAATCCTGAACAAATCGGAAAAGGCAACGTCATGTGGGAAGGTAAACGACAGGCCGTTTTTACTCGCGCCGATTTCTTGCTCAATTTCGGACGCGCTACATGGGATCGGTTCGAAGGTAAAGCCGTCAAGCGTGATTGCCTGTGCTGCCGATGTGTACCGCCAGCTTGCCCCTGAATAAGTGATCAGGAACAATTCAACAGGACGGCTATCGTCAATGCTTGTTTCCATTGCAGCAAAACTCATGACTACCCCTTGATATTGATGAACGGCGTGTTTACCACAACCACGCTGTCGGTATGCCACTGAAAACTGATGCTGTCGGTGTTCAGGCGACTCAGCATCACCATATGGATTGCCTGAACGTCGCTAGGTGTGAACGAAACCCCGACAGCAGAATCAAGCACGATGGTTGTTTCTGTGCCGACCGTGTTCGCACTGAGAACTTGTCTGATCAACCATTGACCTGATTTCAGTCTCACAACAAGGTGTTGCCGAGAAGGGGCGGAACCTACCATCTCGGCAAACTCGTTTGCCTCAACCTTGAAGCTAACCGCAAGGGCACCGACATCCTCGATCAGAGTCATGTCGGAATGCCATGTTGGGACGAACGCAGCCTTCATTCGCCCCCTTCTCCGAGCCAACATCTCACGCATTTTTCGAATCGCGTCACGATCCTTAAGAAGCCAGTTGTAGTTGCGGTTGATCCGTGGGAAGGCTTCAGAGTCGTACCACAAAATTGTGCCGGAATCGGTGTCCAATGTGCTGAACACATAGTCGAAAGTGTTGTCGATACCACCCTGCCAGTTCGGCTGCCTACTCACAACCTCAACCCCCTGATGTGTCATTGGTGCAGCGGCGACAGGCAGATACGGGTCGGTTGCGGCAGGCTCACATGCGAAGTCAACTGTCACGCTGATAGCAGAGTCTGTGAGTCGATTGACGGAAACTTGTTTCGGTAGGTGAGCGATGACACACGGGTACACCGAAATACCAGCAGACCACGATGACTCTGTTGGACGCTTCAAGGTCAACGCGGACGCTGTCAACGTGTTTATCTCGACGATCTCGAACCGCCGACTATCTGCGTAGACGATAGCTAACCCGCCCTCGGCGAAGGACTTGTTGACTGTCGATAGGTTAATTGACAGCGCACCCGCATTGATATCCGAAATCAACTTCGACTTGTCCATCCACACAGGTACTGCAAAATTCCGGTTATGCCAGCCCCACAATAGGTTGTCGAGGCGCGATGGTTCCCGGCCATGCAGGGTCAGATTGTAGGTAAATGATCGCCGTGGGCGAGTGCGTAACTCCCGCCTCACCTCGCTCCCATCGAACGACCGCAGTATGTCTGTCTTCCATTCGATCACTTCAGTCACAGGCGTCTTCCAGTTTGGCGGGTACGGCCAGGTTACGACACGGCGACCAGTGACCACGAGCGATAGAGCTTCTGCAGTGAAACCGAACAGGAAGATACCGTTGATGATAGCCGGCCCATCGAGGGATACATTGAGGGTGAATTGCTTTTCGGCGAGGACCGAAAATGTGATCGGCAGAGTCGAAGGGGTCGTTATCGACATACCCTCAGTACCCGTCCCGTCAATAGTGTCAAGTACCTTCGGTGTCAGGTGGGCGTTCCACACATTGACAGTGCGAGTCTGATTACCGAACGTGTTACCGAGGGCTATATTCCTTGGTGAGATATGAATCCTGTTGTAGAGGTCATCGAACCAAGCCCCGAGCATTGAACCCTGCTTTTGGTAGGGAGTAGTACTGACCGGGAATTGAGGTGTAATAGGGTACGTTCCAAACTGAGCATACATATCAACGGGTGCGTCACCCGTGGCGACAAATTCAACGTCGAGCGTAGGGTTGAAGGCGAGGTGTGTGATCTCGCTCAACCCACGGTCAACCTCCCAGGCGATCAGAAGTGCCATTACGTAACCTTCCTAATCGCCCATCCGAACGTACCTGTATGGTCAATACTTGACCCGCCGTTACGTGCAACTACGTTTCGCCGATGGAAAGGGAAGACTTGCCACTCGTCGGTCCCGATAGTAACAATTTCATTGTCAGAGAAATTGTCAATTCGGCATTGTCGAGCGTGCCGTAAGTCGAGCACGAGGGATATCTTAGTTTCTGCGACAAGTCGGTACGCCCTTAATGGAAGGAAGGGGCTTTCCCCGTTCCAGGCATTCGGCAATACTGACTGCAGGTTCCCGGCGTAGCCGTTACCAGGGTAATCCCACCTGGTAGCGTCATTGGACGGCTGAACACCAAGTCGCCACGACGCACCACCTAAATTACTGTGAACAAAACTAGCAGTAAGGTCGGTGTAAATGCTCATCGATGTGCTGTTGGCATTTTGTGATGAATCCCAAAACGGGGCAGCAGACCGCCTACTATGAATACTGCTCAACCCACCGCCATTAGCACTGATAGTGATACCAGCGCTAATATTTGTATACCCACCGTATGTCAATAATTCGTTCACCGTACCCGCAATGAACATACCTGTTGCACCAGCACCGACATCAAGTGTTGACTTACCCCAAGTGACAAATTGATACCGAGTTGTGTCGTAATTCAGTATGAAATAAAACTCATCGTCGTTCAGGAACGCCCAGTACGTTGCCGGGAAAGTGATCAATGCGGGGACATTACCTATCCCTGAGTAGACCATCCTACCCATACCAACCTGTCTCGGCGTATCAGACCCACCGCTGAGTGCTGTAGTACCGACAAACATGACAGTATCGGCAGTCGGGGTGATGAATTTGACGAATATCTGGTCCTTGTGGAGAACAGGGCCACCTCCACCGCCTGACCACGTCCACCCGTTTGCTACGAGGAAAAGCCTGATCGCAGTCTGAATATCGACAAGGTTGTTCACGACACCAGTTTGATAGGCCATTATTCCATCCTCATTGCGAAGTAATCGGCGAACCCTGTTCGCCACACGTTCTGAAAAACGACGTAAGTGACACCACCAATGACAATCGTATTTTCAACAGCATTGTTAAAACCGCTGATCTGAAATAGACCATCGAGCGATCCGTAGAGACCGTTGGTTGAATAAATCTCAATTGGCATAAGTGTGTACTTGCCATTGGTGTCCCTCAACTGTGTCGTCCCGCACAGTGTTGCGTTGTCGTAAGGGTGTACACTCGGATTAACCCAGGAATCGTTTGTCCGAAGCCCCATTCGGGCGTTCGCACCACCCTTGAGCATGAAATTATGCGTATTTTCTGAGAACCGAGTGGTTGCAGCCCCTGTGAGGGAACCACCGCATATCAGCGGGTAGGGGTACTGGGATGGGCGACCATAGGGAAACATCTTCCCTGCGTAGAACGATTCGTACACAGGCGTGCCGACCTTCATTGCACATGCAATACGTTGTGCGTTACAGACCATCCAGTAGTCGATACGATTATTGTGAGCGGGCACACCGCTCAGATACGCCCCTGGTTGAGTGTCAAACGAATTTGTCGACACATAGCCTGTGAAGCATCCAACGAGCATGTTGTAGTAGTCAGCATCGGTGTTCTGGTACGTCCGGAAGCCGATGTAAATTTCCTCAAGCCCACTCAGGCCGACACCCTTCAAGATGACCTCGTGATTAACACCTGAGTCGTCAAACCGCAGAACGGTCCAGCCGTTCGCCGCTGCCAAATCCCTGACCCTCTCGATCATGACCTGGTGTGCGAGTTTTCCGCCCGCTGGTTCAACGAATGATATTTGGTATGCCATGATTACGATTTACTCCCGACAAGGCTGCGTAGTTGTGAACGTTCAGCACTGAGCGCGTTCATGATTACCTTTCTCCCTGACGCCGACCCAAGTGCTGCTGACAGCATTTCCTTCGGATCAACGTAGTTATAAATCGACACGTCTTGAGGCTGACCACCCCCCTGCTTGGCACCGTTGAGCACGTTGCGCGGATCGGCGGCAGTCAGGACTTCCTCATTCTTCTTCAGGATCGTCGGATACTCGTCAGGGGCTAGGCCGGCAATACCACCACCGTGATACCGGGGGGCATTCGCGAACAACGATGGGTTTGCCGTACGGGATGAACCGCCAGGGGCACCAACAACACCACCTGTGTGCTTTACCCCTGCAATAAAGCTACCGATACTCCCGAGAAACCCACCCTTACCGCCCATACTCTGCAGAGCGTTGAGCAGCATCTGCTTCAAAATCATCTGAGCGATCTGACGAAGGAAGTCTGCTGCGAACCCAAGGAAGGCATTTCGTACTTGACCAATACCTTCTTTCCATGTCTGGAACCCGAAGGCTGACTTTCCGAGAGCCTCACCTAGCGTCATGAAGGCATTGACCCCACCCGTGCTCAAAGACTCGGTGAGTTGCTGCGTCAGTTTCGCTTCAGCGGTCAGCCCTTTACCGCTGTCTGCTGCCGCGATGATCTTCGCCCTGAGCGTTTCGAGGGCGGTAACGTCCTGGCCGGTTGCGACTGCGGCTTGCATCATCGCGTCGGCAAATCGTAATGCCTCATCAGCGATAGTCTGAATCTTGGGCTGCATGTCGTTGACTGCAACAGTCGCTAGGCGGTTTGCCTCAGTTTCCGTAATCAACCCTGCGTCACGTTGAGCGTTGATCGTGTCGAGCTTCGCCTTTCGTTCAGCGAGCAGAAGGTTGATCGAGTCCTCGTAGTACTTCTGCTGCTCAAGCTGCTGTAGTGCCGCTACGCCTGCGTCAAGTCGACGGCGCTGTTCTTCTGCGGGTGAGGTGTCACGACCATTTGCTTCAAGGGTTGACCGGAATTCGGCGATGTCCCGATAGGTCTGCTCATAGGAATCACGGACAGCCTTCAGGCGCAGGTTCAGGTCGTCCTTGCTCTTGCGACCGGCCTGCGCGTCAACCTGCTCAAGCCGTTTTTGGATCGACTCCTGCTCTTTCTCAAGCTCGTCGTTGAACTTGATGATTTCGGCCATCTTGAGTTCATTGATGGCCTGCGTGTGGCGCAATTCGAGAGCCTCACCGTCCTTGCCGCCGAATTTCCTGATCTTGTTCAGCAAGGTCTGTGATGCTATGTCGATTGCGTTGATTCGACGTTCAAGGCTGTCCTTTTCGGTCTTTTCAACCCGAGCCTCGATAGCCCGCAGTTCGGACTCAAGCGCCTCTTTCGCCTTAATACGTTTTTCTGCAGCCTCTTTGTCAACAGTCGGTTTGTCCGTGCCGGGGAGCGGCTTAGGTGTCGTACCGGCTGTCGGCTTCGCGGATGACGACCCAGGTTCAGCGAAAGCGTCAGCGACCATCTCCTGACTGATCTTCTTGATGGTCGCAAGGTCGGTA